AACTGCGCCACTCCCCCTTCCTCAACCGGTGACCCGATCCTCGCGCAGATTGTCTATCAGACGTGGGCGACACGATGCGCTGTCGAGGGACTCGGCACCGCCGACAGCGGGAACGGCGACGACGGCCAGCCCGACTGGACGAAGGGTAATCCACCACCCACACCTGGCGGTGATGACCAAGCTGACATCGACGGCGCAACTCGCTTTGGCATTGGTGTCGGTCCGTCGCTGCTCGACGAGACCGACATTTTCGGCGGTGGCACCTGTCCGCAGTTCTCGTTCCAGATCGCCGGCACGACGATCAGCAGCAGTGAATATCCCGAGTGGTGCGACGTCGTTGCGATCATGCGCGCGTTGATCTTGATTTTCGGCGCGTTTACCGCGCTCCGAATCCTCATGGGGAGCGAGTGATGGGACAGGTTTGGACATGGATCACGGGGGCTATCGCCCACCTTCTTGGTGCTCTGAAAATCGCCGCAGCCGGCATCGTTGGCAAGGTGCTCGGCACGTTCGGCCTCACCATGGTTACTTTTGAGGCGTTGCTGCCTAACCTGCAATCGTTCGTCATGGGCTACGTCTCCGGGATGCCAGCCGACGGACTCAACATGCTCGGCGCGCTCGGCATCGGCAAGGCTATGTCGATGATCCTCTCTGCGATCACCGTGCGCATTTTGTGGAAGGTCTTTATTGTTCCCACCAGCGTCGCCAACGCCATCGCCGGGGGTGCCTGATGCTGTACTGGTACACCGGCCAGCCCGGTCACGGAAAGACGCTCAACGCCATCGACCGCGCATTGCGCATGAAGGAAGAAGCGGACGCCAAGCACAAGGCCGATCCGCAGAAATATCCGCACCGTCCGTTGTACGTGTGCAACGTGCGCGACTTCGACTATGCCAAGACCGGCGCTTTCGAGATGACGCCGGAGATGTTCCGCGCCTGGGCAGACTCGCCGGAATACCTGTCCAAGCGCGCCGCCATCGACGCCCAGCGCGTCGATGGTGACATCACCGAAAAGGAACACGCCAAGCTGCTCGCCGCGCTCGAATCCGAGAAGTGCGCGACTGAGGAATGCGACCCGCGTTTCACCAATGCGATCATGCTCATCGACGAGGCCTATGAGCATCAGATGCTTCCCAAGCGTCCGCCATCCTCGGCGCTCCCGCGTCACGTTGAACGCATCGCCAAGCATCGCCACCACGGCCTCGACATCATCGGCGTCTGCCAGTCGCCCGATACGCAGTGCGACGCCTTCGTGCGTGACCTCATCGAAGAGCATGTGCATGTGCGCCGTTTGTTCGGCACCAATCGCGTGCAGCTTCGCATCTTCGACAAGTTCGAGGCCCAGGCCGAGAAGCGGACGCCGCTGCGGTCAAAGATCATCCATCTGACCAAGGGCAAAAAGTCGGTCGGCACCTACAAGTCAACCGTTTTCGATACCACAGAACGCCGCATTCCCTGGTACTACTACGCCGCCGGCATCGGCGCGCCGCTCGGCCTCGCTTTCATCCTCTACGTGTTCATGGGCCTCGGTGACCGGCTCGGCGGTGGCTCACCCGAAACGCCGTCTACACCTGCCGTCACCAGCGCGAGCGGTGCGCAGGCGGCTAACGGAGCGCACGCGACGGTCGCCGCCGCCCGCGCCGCCGCGCCACAGACCGCCGAGGAATACGCCGCCCGGTTCACGCCACGCATCGCCGCGCAACCGTGGTCCGCGCCTGCTTATGACAGCTTGACCGTGCCTGCACAGCCGCCGCGCGTGTTCTGCATGATCAGCGGCGCCGGAGAAGATGCCTCGGGCCTGCGAAGTGAAGGCGGCTGCACCTGCATCACCGATCAGGGCACGCGCTACGCGATGCCTCGCACGTCCTGTGAAATCGTCGCCACGCAGGGCCAATACGAGCCATTCCGGCAGAACCGCCTGGGCGATGATTACCGCATGGACGGTCAGCAGCTGCAGCAGCGCCACTACGAGGACGCCCAGCGCATCTACGCGCAGAGGTCGCAGCCGGCGCCCCCCGGTGGCACCTGGACCATGCCGACGTATGGTGATTTCGGCCAGCAGACGGGGAATTACGTCGGGCAGGGCGTCGGCCCGTGATGTACAGTCCCGCCCCAGGGGAATGGAGCGGGCTGAAATGGATCTAAAAATCGAGAATCTCCAGCACGAAGTCAGCGCCTTTGTCAATAAGGCAAGTTTCGTGCCAGTTATCCGTCGTTCATCTTTCGGTTATGTTTTATTCATAACTGGATCTGTGATCGCAATTTCGGCCCCAGCTGTCGCACAGAGCGTCAACAAGTGCGTGAACTGGCGGGGCGCAGTGACCTACCAGTCCGAGCCGTGCCCGCAGGGCCAGCGCCTCGATCGCGTCTACACGCCCACGCATGTCGATGTCGATGGCCGGGCCGTCCGTAACTTCGTTCCCAGCTCGGGCGGCTCGCCCGATGCGTTCACGCCGGTCTATGGCCGCACGATGGATGCGAACGGTCGTGCCAAGTCCGATGACCTATGTGAACCCGTGCGGGCCGTGGTCAATGGCGCGCGTGGACACCGGGGCATTGAGTCGCTTCAATCGAATGCGCGCCTGGTCTCTCAGCTGTGCAACCACAGCCGTGGACCTGGCCGATAGCGTGACGCGTCACGGAATGGGGTCGGGTGCAGGGCAGCGCCCTGCGGATACGCTCGTGATTCGACCCTCAGCGCCTGAGCGCCCGTAGCACGTTCGCGCGCAGCCCCGGTCCCGGCCCCGAGCCATCCACCATGCAAACCCGCTTTCGGTGGTACCGCTGTCGCACGCCGTCCCGGAAGTAGACGATCGTCCCGCTGCGCCGGCACGTCGGCCTGTTCTCGCGATCGTCCTGCATCATGCGACGCCATTCCTGTGCGATCCCGACCGTCAATGCCAGGTACGCGAGGTCTTCCGCCTCGAATTCGTGGCCCTCGGGACTGACCAGTTTTCCAGCCCGAAACGAGAAACCGGCCCAAGGGCCGGTCAGTGCTCGATCACGCATACGCAGTGCTCCATGCCGGCGAGGCAGGCTGCCGCCATCGCCGCATCCGCCGCATGAACGCTCCGAACATAATGTACATTCGCTGCGTGGTTTCAGCCGCAGCGAGGGCGTAGCAGGCGAGCGAAGCGGCCCCGAGCGTCGCGATTCGCGCCACGCTCGGGCTGGCTCGGTCCAACACCGATTCCAGCGCTTTTCGCACCGACGTGATGCGCACCGCGTCCGCCTGGACGCCGATCAACCACGGTCCCGGGTCGGCGATGCGCGCCATCTCGCAGAGCTCCATCACGCGCTCGGGTGGCATCGGCGAGCCTTTGTTGTGTCGCCAGTTGCTTAGCGTCGCTTCGTGCACGCCCAGTGCCTCGGCTAGAGCTTTGTAGCTGCCGAGTTCGCAAGCCCCCTTGACAGCTTCTATGAGTTGTGCCGCGTACGTCATTTTGCGCTCCGGGTGACCGTTCGTCGGGAACTTTTGCGAAATACCATATTCCTGCTTGACCTCTTGTGAAATTTGGACAAGGATCGCTCCGCTTGTGGTGAACGCACAAGTTCCCGCCCCCGGCCACCCCGGCCGGCGCGGCGGGGTTCTCGGGTACCGGGGCAGGGGATCAACGATGAACCGACAGGAATTCCGCGCGGCATTCGAGCGCGCTTCTTCACAGCACGACCGCGTGATTGACCTGCTCTTGATCGAGCGAGCGCTCTCCGACGCGTTCCCTGATTACGACTCGTCAGCATACGTCGCTTTTCTAGAGCAGTCGCTCGGGGTCTATCAGCGGCGCATCGCGTCGTTGACCAAGATTCTTCGCTTTGTTGATCCCGACTACGTGCGAACGGTCGAGCGTGAGCAGCAAGCGCTTAGCGATCTCGATTCGGCGGTGTCGCCGTGAACCGTGCTGAATTCCGCGCGGCCTACCGCATGGCGCGTCTGGTCAATGGTTTCGAGCGCTATTGCCTCAATGACGAGGTGTCCTCGCTTGCTTTCGCTCTTCCAGTTGCTGCCTACCGTGCCGCGCTCCGCTGGGGTGACCCGCTGCGGTATTCGCATGTGCGTATCCGCTGCGGCTCCAGCTTCTTAAATCGCCTCCGCACGGATTTCAGCCGCCCGAGGCTGCCGGCATGAGCCGCATCATGGACGTGGAGCGTGGCGCGCGCATCGCGCACGAAGCCGCCGTTGCGGCCCTGATCCAGCCGGACCTGTTCGGCGGATCGTTCCCCGCCGAGTTCTGGACGGCCATCGAAATCGCGGCCCTCGATCAGCTCGACGAATGCGACGCCTTCCGCGCGGCGGTGCTGTCGTGACCGCGCCCATTGCCATCACCGCCGCCGACTTGCAGGCGTTCGTCACCCTCGCGGTGCTCGCCGGCTTGCTCGGCGGATTCTTCTACTGTGCATTGCGTGACGCGTCACGTGCCCTGTGCCGCCTCGTCGATCAGCGCCGCCGCGAGCGCGAGTTCTTCGAGGACCTCGCCAACATCCCGACCGGGGACCGCTGGAATGGCTGATTCGTTCTGGCGTTCATATCTGCCCGTCTCACATTCGGCTGCTCGCGCCGGTTCGCTTGATGAAGCGATCGAACGCATCCGCGCTGCGATCGATCATCACGCGGTCCTCGCGAATGATCGCCGCTTTCGAGAGTCGCGCCGCCGTTACGCGGCTGCGGAAGTTGCTTCTCTTGAGCGGCACCTTGAGAAATTGGAGGGCCTCCGTCATGGCTGACGGTTGCGCATCAGCCGGACTCCCCTCGTCTAACAGGGGAGTCAGTGGAGTCAGGAACCCCGACGGCCCCGGCTATCGGTCCGAGAAGTACAAGGGCGCGAAGCGCTTTCAGAAATCGGATCAGGTCGCAGGGGAGGTCAGGGGCACCGGCATCAGCATCGGCATCGACTGGCTCGCCGCGTCCGTCGATCTGGAGTGGGTGCTGCGTGAGCAGGGCGCAATCGGACACGGCCCCGCCGAAATCGACCGCAAGCGCCTGCTCGACGGCTGCACCGATGGCACTGCCGCGCTCGAAGTCGCGCACCACGTGTTCGCGTTCTTCTTCGCCGGCTGCGGCCTCACGCTGGCCGATGAAGTCGGTAAGGGACGTTTCTACAAGTCGCGCGTGTCGATCAAGAACGCGGACGGCTCGCACGTCGGCCTCATCGAGATGGGCGGCGATGCCACTGCACGTGAGGGCGGCACCATTGCCACGGCACGCATCGAACTGACCGGCGACGGATGCCGCCTGTATAGCGCAGCGGGCACCGACCATGCGAAGCGGTGGTTGGTGCTTCGTGCGAAGCTCGAAAGCTGCGCGGGCAGGCTCACCCGAATCGACGTGTGTGCCGACGATCTTCAAGGCCTGTATCCGATCCGCGTTGCACAACAGTGGTGGCAGGACGGCGAGTTCAACAATCGAGGCCAGCGCCCCAAGGGGAAGCTTCACGACGACTTCGACAGCGGCGACGGGAAAACGCTGGAAATCGGCTCGCGCAAGTCCGAGAAATTCATGCGCGTATACGAGAAGGGGCGCCAGCTGGGCGACCCCGAATCGCCGTGGGTCCGCTTCGAGGCTGAGTTCAAGTCCTCGCAGCGCAAGGAATTGACGCTCGACATTCTGCGTGATCCCGCCGCCTACCTTCTCGGCGCGTATCCGATCCTCAAGTTCATCGACGCGGTGGCATCCCGCATCGATGTCACCGATGCCGCCAACGCTGCGACGTGGAAATCTGCGCGCCGGCATCTCAAGCGCCAGTACGGCGCGACCCTCCGTTTCATCTTGAAGCACAGCCCGGATGCCGAGTCGGCAGTGCGGGTGATCGAGTCGCTCACGTCGCCAAAGCTGCCGGCGTGGGCGGGAAGTGACGCAGCTACCCAATGGCCCGAAATCGTGGCCGTCAACCGAGGAAACGAGCAATGACCACCGACGTGAAAGTGACCGTCCTGGACGCAACCCCCATCGAACGCTCCGGCGAATTCGACGGCCGCGACGGCGAGAAGATCAGCTACACCACGCGTAAGCAGAAGGCCAAGCTTGAGGCTGGCGCCTTCGCGTACCCCTTCGATGTGCGCCTCGAAGACGGCCAGAAGCCCTACGGCGTCGGCGAATACACGCTCGACCTCGGCGCCATGCTCCAGGTCAACAAGGGCGTGGCGTCGCTCTCGAAGTTCACCGCGCTGCGTCCGCTGGGCAAGGCGTAACACATGACCGCGCCGGCACCTCTCTACGTCATCGGTTGTGCAGCAGAACATCTGCAATCCGATGGCACGTGCGCTATGCCGGTCGTCATGCCGTACCACCAGCCAGCGTTGCCACCCCTGACGCTGGCAGATGGAACCCTGGTGGCCTTCGCGATTGTGTCGTGCTGGGCGCTCGGGTTGAAAGCGCGAATGGTCTTTCGGGCCGCTCGCATGGGGAACTGGTAACACCTGGGCAATTCCGCCCGCAAACCTCCAAGGGAAAAACATCATGAATCGTTCCAACATCGTCAAGTTCGCAAACCGTGCCGTCGAAGGCACCCGCAACGCCGGCACCAAGATCGCTGCCGGTGCCAGCGGCCTCATGGCCTCGGGCCTCGCGCTCGCTCAGGACTCGCAGGGCGCTGCCATTGCCGGTGAACTGGCCGGCGGCAAGTCGGAGATGGGCCTCGTCTTCGCCGCCGTCGCCGTGCTGATCGGCGCACTGCTGGTGTGGGCCTACATCAAGCGCTCGGCGCGCTGATCGTCGCCACCTCCGGGCCTCCATGCGAGGCCCGGTTTCTATCGGGGAGTCTCGAATGGGTTACTTCGTCATCATCGCAATCTGCGGCGCGTGCTGGATCGCGTTCGACGGCGCATGATCCGCCTGGACGCCATCGGTCGCATTCTCTTCGGCAGTGCGCTACGCCGCGCGCTCTGGCGCTCGCCCCGAGCGTTATTGATCGTCGCTGCACTCGTCGGCTTGCTCCTTATGTCTGTTGGCGACGCTTTCGCTCAAGTCCTCGACAAAGGGGAGGCGCGCGCCGCTTGCGTCGCCAAACTACAGCAGCTGCATCAGGCTGAGTGCACGCGCTCCTGCACACTCATTAACCAAGATATTCAAGATCGCGGGTCGGATTGGTACTGCACCGGCAACACCCAGCTTCAGAATCCTACGTTCACGAATTCGGCACTCGTCGTCGTTGTTGCCTATTCGCAATGTCCGTCCTCGGCCCCTTGGGACCCGGTGACACAAACCTGTTCCGCGCCATGCGCGAACAAACCCAATCTCGGCAACACCGCGTGGTCGAATTACAACGCTCAGACCTTCTCCATTTGCA